AGGGCGTGTTTACCATTGTGAAAGTTAGCGATGGATGGGGCAGGCTGAAAAGCGGAGCCGGATGGATCTGGCTGGAGAATCCTTCTTACTGCACGGTGCAGGGAACAGTGGCGGAAGAGAAGTCCGAGACATCGTCTTTGAAATCCGTGGACGAGATTGCCAAAGAGGTCATTCGCGGTGACTGGGGCAATGGCGATGAGCGGAAGAAAAAGCTGACGGCTGCCGGGTATGATTATGCGGCGGTGCAGAAGAGGGTCAATGCGTTATTGAAATAGTGTACGTTTGGAAGGCTTGAAGGGAGAAATCCTTTTGAGCCTTTATTTTTTTGCCTGAAATGAGGATTTTGGACTGCTTTCAATACATAGCCGTCAAAGAGGATAAGTTTCCTCGGACAGGAGATGGAAAATATGCAGGTAATAAAAATCAATCAGGATAATCCTATGCAGAATGACATGTGTGTGCGTCATATGTCAGAGGAAGACTTGCAAAAGGAATATGAGTTTCTCGCAGCAGAAAAATTGATAGGTAAGATGCGGAACTTCGGATTAATCAATGAAACGGAGAGCCAGAAATTTATCAATGAATGTAGAAAGCAGTATACTCCGTTACTGGCGGAAATCATGGAATAAAATAAGGGCTCATCTTTGTGGGTGAATTCAACAAATTACGGGCAGAAATACGGCATTATTTCTCTTTCCTTTTTGGGAAAATCCTGCCGAAATTGCTTGATATTAGGGGATTAGTACGGGAATATGTCACGTACAGAAAGGCAGGTGAGACAATGAAAAGGATAACAAAAATTGAAGAAAATGCAGCGGATAAGGGGAAATTAAAGGTGGCAGCATATTGCCGGGTCTCTACTGATCAGAGTGAGCAGCTACTGTCGCTGGATACCCAGAAGGCACACTACGAAGCCTGGATCAAAGGCAATCCCGATTGGGAATATGCAGGTTTGTACTATGATGAAGGTTTGAGCGGAACAAAGAAAGAGAGCAGACCGGAGCTGATGCGTATGATTTCGGATTGCGAGCATGGACTGATAGATTTTGTGGTGACAAAGTCCATCAGCCGGTTTGCGAGGAATACAACGGATTGCCTTGAATTGGTGAGAAAACTTCTTGGACTCAACATTCCGATATTTTTTGAAAAAGAAAATATCAACACAGGGAAAATGGAGAGTGAACTGCTGCTTTCTATTATGGGAAGCCTGGCAGAGGAAGAATCTACATCTATTTCACAAAACAATAAATGGGGTATTACCCACAGATTCAAAAATGGCACATTTAAGTGTTCTTACACACCCTATGGTTATGACTGGGACAAGGAAAAGGGAGAAATCGTAATAAATCAGGAACAGGCGGAGATTGTGAGATTCATTTTTTCACAGACGCTGGCGGGAGTTGGAACACATGATATTGCCAAAATACTTGAGGACAGAGGAATACCGACCAAGCGTGGCGGAAAATGGACTGGGCATACGGTTAATGGAATCATTCGGAATGAAAAATATACGGGGGATTGTCTTTTCCAGAAATCCTATACGGATTCCAATTTCAACAGGCACACAAATTATGGCGAAAAGCCGCAGTATTATGTGAAAGATCATCATGAAGCGCTTGTCAGTCATGAGGAATTTGAGGCGGCAAATGCGATGGTTGATAGGAGAAGGGAAGAAAAGGGAATCGCAAAAAACACGGACAGGTATACCCAGAGATACCCTTTCTCCGGAAAGGTCTTTTGCGGCCAGTGTGGTGGAAAACTGAAAAGAAAAACTTACTCATCAACTGGACAGGTTGTGCTTGCCTGTGAGAGCCATCTGCAGGACAAGAATAGCTGTTCCTTGAAATATATCAGCAATGATGCCGTGGAAGCTGCCTTTGCAAGAATGATGAACAAGCTGGTGTATGGAAGAAATAAGATATTAAAGCCGCTGCTGAAAGCGTTGGAAAATGAAAACCAGACGGATCTATATTTAGAAATCCACAGGATGGAACTGCAGATAGAAGATCTTTCGGGAAAGAAGCAGACATTGAAAAATCTTTTTGCACAGGGGATTTTGGAACCGGTGGTATATACACAGGAAATGAATCGCATGACTGGAGAGGTGCAGAAGATTATGGCGGAAAAAGAAGCACTGGCATACCGGGCTGGCACAGAAATGGAGCACATGACAGAAACAAAGAAGCTGCTCAAATATGCGGAACGTCAGCAGATGCTGGATGCTTTTGACGGAGATTTATTTACAGATTTTGTGGAGAAAATTGTTATGAACAGCAGAACGGAGCTTACATTTTTCTTGAAATGTGGATTGAAGCTCACAGAAAGGATTGATTGATATGGGACATACTCCTTACGGGTATCGAATCGAAGGAGGAAAGGCGGTGATTCACGAAGTGGAAGCTGCAAATGTACGGAAACTTTTTGATGGATACATTGGAGGTTTGGCGTTAAAGCCTGCGGCTGAAGCGGCAGGCATTCATGTGACACACTGCCAGGCAAAAAGAATGCTGCAGAATTCGAAGTATCTGGGGACGGAATTTTATCCGGCGATTGTTTCCACAGAATTGATGGAACAGGCGAAAGAACAAATTAGCAGCAGGGCAACTGCCCTGGGCAGAAATTTTGAACCGAAGGAAAAAGAAAAACTGGCGGTACAGAAAAAATTTGCCCTGGGGCATCTTGAACATCGGTATGAGGATCCATTCCGACAGGCAGAATACGCCTACAGTTTAATTGAGGAGGTGCAGACAAATGGCTAATGTGACGGTAATACCTGCAAGAACGGTCAGGCGACAGGTACATAGCGAGGCAGAAAAACCGAAATTGAAGGTGGCAGCATACTGTCGTGTTTCTACCGATACCGATGAGCAGGCTACCAGCTATGAGGCACAGGTAGAACATTACACGGAGTACATTAAGAAAAACAGTGAATGGGAGCTTGCAGGCATATATGCCGATGATGGTATCAGCGGCACGAATACGAAGAAAAGAGAGGAATTCAACCGAATGATTGAGGACTGCATGGAGGGAAAAATCGATATGATTATCACTAAGTCTATCAGCCGGTTTGCGAGAAATACTTTAGATTGCCTGCAATATATTCGAAAGCTGAAAGATAAGAATATTCCTGTGTTTTTTGAAAAGGAAAACATCAATACAATGGATGCGAAGGGAGAACTGCTTCTGACTATTATGGCATCTCTTGCACAGCAGGAATCACAAAGTCTCTCCCAGAATGTGAAATTGGGATTGCAGTTTCGTTACCAGGCTGGGAAGGTGCAGGTAAACCACAATCGTTTTCTGGGATACACAAAAGACGATGATGGAAACCTGATTGTCGATGAGGATGAGGCAGTTATCATAAAGAGAATTTATCGGGAGTATCTGGAGGGCGCAAGTCTGCAGGATATTTGTGAAAGCCTGATGGCGGATGGAATCCTTACGGGAGCCGGAAAAGAAAAATGGATTCCAAGTACGGTGCATAAGATTCTCTCCAATGAAAAATACATTGGAGATGCATTGCTGCAGAAAACGGTTACCACAGATTTCCTTGAGAAAAAGAGGGTGAACAATAATGGCATTGCTCCACAGTATTATGTGGAAGGCAGCCACGAAGCCATTATTCCAAGAGAAATTTATATGCGGGTTCAGGAAGAAATGGTCAGAAGAGCGAATCTTAGAAGCGGTGCAGATGGAAGAAAGAAACGAATTTACAGTAGTAAATATGCACTTTCGAGCATCTGCACTTGTGAAAAATGCGGTGACATATATCGCAGGATCGCATGGAATAACCGGGGAAAGAAGTACACTGTGTGGAGATGTTGCACGAGAGTGGGCGGCGGTCCGTCAGCTTGCAATGCACCAACCATATTGGAAGAGGATCTGCAGGCAGCAGTGGTGAAGGCCATCAATATGGTTCTTGCAAGCAGGTCAACTGTGATTGAGGATATGAAGCAGGTTATTGACAAGGTTCTCATTTCTGAAATAGATGAGCAGATACAATCGATTGACCGGAAAATGAGCGAGATCAGCAAAGAAATAGTGAATCGGGTATCCGCTAATTTGGCATACGAGGATCTGGCGGATCAGATGGGTAATTTGAGGGAAGAAAAGCAGAAACTCCTTGTAGAACAGGCAGAGGATAATGGAAAGCAGAGGATGAAGGAGGTATTGATTTCTTTCCTGAATGAGCAGGATGTGGAAATTAAAGAATTTGATGAGAATCTTGTTAGAAAGCTGATTGAACAGGTGATCATACACGAGGATGGAACACTCACAGTAGAGTTTAAGAGCGGGACGAAGGTGGTGGTTGAAACGAAAAAGGAGACTGAATCCTGAAGCCAAATTGACAGTCTTCTGAAACGGATATATAATGAAAAAACAGGAAAAATGCGGCAATCAGCGGGTGTGATAAGTTTCCGCATACCGTATATCGAAGAAAATGTAAATGATATGTTCCCGATTACCGACTAGGAGAAAAATAGGGTGGAAAAGACATTCATACCATTTTCTCGAGCCATGTGGA